GTCGGGCTGACAGGATTTGAACCTGCGACATTCTGCTATATTCGGGCATGGCATGACTGAGCGTAGCCGGGTGTGAGCATTGTCAAGAACGTTGAAATTCCAACGTTCTTAACAATACGATACGCAGTGGTTCGCTTTGTTGAAATTAACTGTTCGCAACTGTCATCGTGTCGATATCGTGTCGATGTGGTCGAACCGCGCAGCCTTCCATCGGAAAATGAAAAAGGCCCCTCCCCCAGCATAGAAGCTGAGAGAGGGGCGAGTTCGAGTCTCACGTCAGAAAATTAATCACTGGCCGTCCTCGTCGGCCTTGACAAACGTGAGCTGGCTCACGCCGATGAGCGCACCGACGAACAAACCGATCGCGTTGATGGTCGTAACGAGTTCGCCGCAGTGCGGCAGTCCCCATTGCGGGCCGACCGCTCCGACGAGCCATGCGACGGCCGGCAAAGCGATCAACGCGAGCCACTTGAGTATGTCGTATACCCTGCCCGGCAGCAGGTAATCGGATTGCGGGCTATTGGATTCATCCATTTTTCACCTCCTTAAACATTGCGGCAACCGTCTCCACAACGCTTAAAGTCGTGGAAACGGGAGTTTCAGCGCAGGTACTGTCCGGGATAGATAACGTATGGGCTGCGGATGCCATTGCGTGCGGCAGCCGACTGCCAGCCGGAGCCGTAGATGCTCCAAAGGCTTTCGCCGGAACGGACCACATGGCCTCCGACCCCGCTCGAAGCGGTGGACACGGACGTGCCGCCATAGGTGACGATCTGTCCCGGATAAATCCTGTTGATGTCACCGCTCGGCACACGCCAGGCGGACACCGGCTGGAGTCCGGTCCTCGCGGCGATAGCACTCATGGTGTCACCGGAACGGACCACGACGCTACGCGAACCCGTGGCGGCCGTTCCGCCGGAACCTCCGCCGAGGCGACTGTTGACGATCTGCATGACCGCCGCGTAATTGCCACCCAACGCCTGCCTGCGGGCCGGATCGTTGCCGAAATCGCCGCGGATGGTGCGCGTGGCCAAAGCGTTCAGGTCGACCGCCGGAGCGGTCGTGGGCTGAGGTTTCGGCTTGACACTCGGCAGATCCGCCGCGCCCTTGTCGTCAGGGTTCGCGTACTTGCGCCATGCCGTGCGGTCGCCGCGGAACTTGTTCAGGTCGAGGCGTCCTGACCAGCCGCTGAGACTGCCGTTGGACGTGTACTGCCTCATCACCTCGCCGCGCGCTCCGATGTTCCACGGGGCGGTCTGGTAGCCGGTGACGAGGTTCGTGGCGTACTGTGCGATCCAGATGCCGCAGTTCAGTTCGGTCTCCATGCCGGCGACCTGCCAGTAGCCGGAGTCCATCGTGTAGATGATGGGGTTCACGCCCGTCAGTCGCTTGACCTCGCGGGCCCACCTGCGTGGCCACTGCTTGTCGCCCCAGGCGGCGTTGTCCTGCGCCTCCCAGTCGAGGATCAGGACGCTCTTGTGCACGTATCCGCGCACATTGTCGACGAAGAACCGGGCTTCGGTCTCCGGGTTGCCTCCGCGCGCGTAATGGTAGATGCCGGTCTCCTTACCACTGTTGATGGCTCCGGCGAGTTGTCGGTTCGCGTCGGTGTTGACGCCGTTGGACAGGCAACCACCGTACACGCCGCCGGATCCCCATGTGGTGCCGACGATGACGAAATCTGCCGGCACGGTCGCGGTGTCGATGCCGCACTGCCAGTTCGAGATGTCGTATCCGTTCATATCGGCCATCGCGGCCGGCGCGACCGCCATGGATATGGCGACCGCGAGCGCGGTCAGTAGCTTGCGCCATTGTCGGCGTGGATTCATGCGCTTGTGTTTCGGCTTGCCTTTGTTGAGGATGTTCAATTCCTCTCCTTTCCTTTGTCCGTACCGTCCGCCTTGTACGGACGGTGTGGAAATCTTTTGAATCTTTCAATCTGTGTTCGCGATATGCGCGTCACGTATGTCTTGGATCATCGAGGTTCCGGTTCCATTGCCGCCCAGACCGTGGTAAGCGGCATATATTCGTTCCGCGCTTTGCTTCAACGGAATGCTCGCAACACCACCTGCATCGACCATCTGACGGTGCAGAGCCTCGAGTTTGCAGAACAACAGTTCCCTGACGCCCTCATGCAGTGGATCGTGACGTTGGTCGACCTTGCTCAGAATCCAGGTGACGAACACGCCGCTGCCTCCGCTGCCGATGATGGCGATAACGATTGCGACGATGGTTTCCTGGCTCATTGGGAATCCTTCCGAAAGGAAAATCCCACACGTGGCTACCGTTGGAAGCCGCGATAACCACGTGTGGGATTTTGGAGGTTGAAATGTTGTTGGGAACGTTTGTGAATGAGGTCTGGTGGCCCTCCTGCGGGAAGCTCCGCGAGTGCACGAGGGTGGGCTACGAGTCGGCCTACCGCTGCCACATCCAGCCGAAATGGGCTGACGTCGACATGGAGTCGATCACCGCGAACGACATCGAGGAGTGGCTCGGCTCGTTCAATCAGGCCGGCGCCGCGCGCAAGGCGTGGGCCGTGCTGCGGGCGATACTCCGACTCGCCTATCGCAAGGGAGTCACCGACAATGACGTGACACGTCGTGAAATCAGACTGCCGCACCTGCGGCGGTATGAGCCGCGCGTGCTCGACGCCAGACAGGTAAGACGGCTGCTCAAAGGCTTCTACGGTCACGCGTTGGAAGCCTGGTTATTGGTCTCCGTCTGCGCGGGACTGCGCCGATGCGAGTCCGTCGGCATTGAATGGGCCGACTTGGATTTACGCCGGGGAACCGTGACCGTCAAAAGGTCAGTGCAATGGGTCGCTGGACATGAAACGGTCACCGATCCGAAGACCGACCAGAGCCGACGGACGGTCGCACTACCACGGTTCGCAGTCAAACGGCTCGCGCAATTGCGCCACGGCAGAACCGGCAGGCTGGTCGGCAATCTGAACGCCAACCAGGTGGCAGCTCATTACACGTCATGGTGTCAACGCATGAAACTCCCCTGCGTGCCGCCAAGGAACCTCAGGCACACCTTCGGCACTCTGGCAATCGCTGCGGGAGCCGATATCTCAGTGGTCGCACGACAACTCGGTCACAGCGACATCAAGACAACCGCCCGCTACTATCTCCGCCCCGATTTGTCCGTGCTGAGAAGTCTGCAGCGGGCATGGGAAAGACTCATCATCGGAGCCGCGTAGCTTTCCGTAACCCTCACGAAGACGACGAGCGATAAGCTTGTTATTGACACTTCCATCATCCCTTTGGCTTGTGCCCAGTCAGGTGCAGATGCGCTGCTCGTGCTCAGCATCCTATGGCAGAACAGCGGCAGGTTCCGTTCTGTCTCATGGGGGTCCGTCAACTTGGCTACAGTCGAAGGGTGGAAGACCGCACGTGAATCCTTCGGCTGGTGCTTCGATAACAATATCGACTCCAGCACACAGTCAACGGCAAGGTTTTACATGGCCAACAACATAATCTCGTGGAGAGATTCATCGGAGCATGATATTGCTGCCGGCTGCTGGCATAATGGAGGCTTAATCGTGCCGGTCATGCGAGACTAGCTGAATATTACGCCATCAGGTACCGGAATGACTTTCTGGAAGCATTGGATGATATCGCCGGTCGAGACACCGCCAATGAGAGTCACTGACCCGTCCGTGTTCCATTTCGCCTGTTTGCCATAGGAGTGGCCTGACACATTGGCGATACATCCAAGGTCGACAGTCTTGGAAGGTTTTATACCAGACTTGTACTGCCAGACTTGGAAATTCCCGACATTCACGGTGCTTTGAAAAGCGGCTAGGTCAACGAAGATCAGCCCGTTTTTGACGGTGAATATATTACCGCCGCCATATGGCGAGCAGACGAACGATCCAGTGGATTGCCACTGAAGTTGACATGTCTGGGTTACGGAAAGCTATTAAAAGTGGATTTCCACGATTCCGCCTGTGACAGCCACTTCGGGGCCAACGAGGAGGTTGACGGTCCCGTCCGGCGCGATCGATACTTGGACTGAACGTTGCAGATATGACGGGTGGATGAATGGAATCGCCACTGTCGTTCCAGACGATAGTATGGCTCTGCCATTCAAAGCCTTAATCGCGTTCGGATTGGGTATTTTCCCGATTGGATAGATTCCTCCGTTGCCATTGCTTTTCCCGAACGGCAGGGTTACGGAAAACTATTCAACCAGCCAACAGCCATGAGCCGTGGAATATGCCGAGCTTGGGTTCCCTAGCGCTTGCACGGTCCCATCCGGATAGACAAGCAGCGAGAACGCGCATTGCGGGAATGCGATAACAGATCGTCCGACATCGGTAGAAGGTCGGTATTCAATCGGTATTGTTTCGTTCATCGTCGAATAGTTGTTCTGTGCACTTTGATTGAATTTGACATTGCCGTTGACGGTAACGATGTTCCCGATTCTGTTAAGGACAATCCTATCTGCAGAATACGGCGGTTTCCATGGCTGGGTTACGGAAAGCTATTCAGGCGAGAATGTAGGTCATCGTTCCGGAGAACGTGCCGCTGTTCTGCACCGCGCCACAATTGACATAACGGAAATTGCCATTCGTTTCCAGAATGAAATCACGCTGGCTGCCACCATCACGCCCCGACCACGTGCCATGCGTGACGACCGCAGGCCTCCAACCCTCCGGAATTGTACCGAACTGTCCACTGCCCCACGAGTCAGTGCTCGCGCTTTTCCAGTTGATGCTAATCTGCGCGATCTTGCCAGACTTCACGCCGGTCACGGTGCCATACTGTGATTTAATCAAAGTCTGGGTTACGGAATCCCACAGTTGGCTCATCGGAGGCAACTGCTTGACAAGCATGACAGGAGTTCCAGCGGCGATACCACTGATTGGAATGCGGGCGATCGGAATCCATACGGTGCTGGAATTGTTCAGGATACTACCCGACGGTACCGTGGGGTCAGCCGCCGTGCCACTGGTGGCGGTGCCCTTCAGCACCGCGAGCGCGATCGTTTCGATGTTGTTCGAACCTCGCGTGTATTTCACGCAGATCAGGTCGTTGCGGTTCCGTCCTGTGACTCCGCTTTCGATGGTGACGGTTTCCGCCGCGGTGACGCGTGCGTATCGTCCTTCGATCACAAGGTTGAGGACCGGGACGAGCGCCTTGTTTGCTGACTGCATGGTCACGGCGGGGAATTTGCCGTCGCCGCCTTGCAGCAGGTAGTTGCCGTTTCCGACCAGTCCGGCCTGCATGGCTCCTTGGTCGCTGGATGTGATGTGCGGAGCGCCGGCCTTGCCGGTGATGAGATTCATGGTCATGGTCATTCCTTCCTATCTGTTGTGTTGTTGAGGTATGCGGCGTAGGCGGCGTCCTGCGTGGCTGCCAGCGCTTTGAACGTCTGCCAGCATGCGGTACAGACGAGCGCGCCCTGTGCGACTCCGTCGACGGTGGTGTGGGTGATGTCGTGCCAGTCGCTGGAGGTGCGTGGGTCACCGTCGGCGAGGTATGCGGAGGCGTGGCATCGGTCGCAGGTGTATCTGGTGATGTTCGTGGTTCGTGCCATTGATGTTCCTTTCTCTTTCAGGCTGTGCGCTGGTAGATGTGTCCCGGAAGGATGGTGTTGCATTCCTTCCAAGTGCCGCCGTAGGTGGTTCCCGGATTTGTTGTGGCGGTGGTCCAGTAGAGGGAGCCGACCGGGTGGGCGGCGATGAACGCCTGGCTTGCGCTCATGCCCGTCTCGCCCTTGTCGCCCTTCGGTCCGACGAGGCTTGTGTTGGAAACCGGTTTGAACGTCACGTTTTTCCCGGTGGCTGTGATCTGCGCGTACATCAGGTTCTTGCCGCCATTGGTCATGGCGAAGAAGTATTCGCCTACGACCGGGGCACGGTTGAAACTGAGTGCCCGCCAGTCAAAATCCGAGCATGCGGACGTCCAGTATCCGGATAGTATGCGTGTGATGATCAAGGCAGGCAACCCGGTCTCGCCGCGTTGGCCGGCCTCTCCTTTCGCTCCGGTGGCGCCGGCAGGGCCCTGCGGTCCTTGCACTCCCTGCTTGCCTTGCGGGCCGGTGTCGCCTTTGGGGCCTTTGACGTTGCCGAGCAGAATCTTCGTCATATGCGCTCCTTACTTTCCGTCATTGATCATGTAGTACAGGTCGCCCGTCGCCGGATCGTAGGAGACGGGAGCCGCCGACGCGGTGGTCGTATCCGCGTACACGGCGTACAGGTCTCCGTTCGGGTCGACCTGCAGTGTGAAGAATCCGGAAGTTGGCGCCGTCACGCCGCTGGCACCCTGCGGTCCTGTCGGTCCCTGTGGGCCCTGCAGTCCCTGCGCACCTTGTATTCCCTGCTTGCCTTGCGGCCCGGTGGGGCCTGTTGCTCCGGTAGGTCCGGCAGGGCCGGTGTCGCCTTTCGGACCTTGCGGGCCGGTAGGGCCTCCTTCTCCGGCGGGTCCGACATCGCCTTTATCACCCTTGTCACCTTTCAGCCCTTCAGGACCTTGCGGGCCGGTAGGGCCGGCAGCTCCAGTGGCTCCTTTAGGCCCGGTCTCGCCGGTATCGCCCTTCACGCCTTGTGGGCCGACGTCACCTTTTGGACCTTGCGGTCCGGCAGGGCCTTGCGTTCCGATGATGGATTGACGGGAAATCGTCTTTCCCGTGAATAGGCTGCCGGACTGTGAAACGCACTGCCAGACGATGCTGTATTTTCCGCCACCTGACAATGCGGTCGAATATTCATTGACGAGTGGTGTTCGGTTCAACCATTCGCTCACGTTCCCCGTGAAAGTGGATCCCACCGGATATTCGCCGACGAGGGATTTCTTCATCACGAGCGCCGGAAGGCCGACGTCGCCTTTAGCTCCCTGAACGCCCTGCGCTCCTTGCTTGCCTTGCGGGCCGGTGGCCCCGGTATCGCCCTTGTCGCCTTTGGGGCCTTTGATGTTGCCGATCAATAGTCGCGCCATGTGTCACCTTTCCGGGATGTCCACGTACAGGTTCCCGCTCTCGGAGTCCCAGACGAACGAGGGTGGGTTCGTGTTGTCCGGATAGTTCACGTACAGGTCGCCGTCGCCTTCCATGCTGAGCGTGAAGAAGCCGTTCGAAGGGGCGGATACGCCGCTGTCGCCCTTGTCACCCTTCTCCCCTTGCGGGCCCTGGATGCCTTGGGAACCTTGGATGCCTTGTCTGCCCTGGGGGCCGGTCGCTCCCTGTGGACCCGTGGGACCCTGCGGACCTGTGGAACCCGTCGGGCCTTGCGGTCCCGCCGCGCCGATCGCGCCGGCATCACCCTTATCGCCTTTCTCGCCGCGTATCCCCTGCAGTCCCTGCGGGCCTTCGGGACCGGCGACGCCTTGCGGCCCTCGCTCCCCGGTCGCTCCTTTCTCTCCCCGAGGACCGGTGGGTCCGGTCGCTCCGGTGGCCCCCTGTGGTCCTGTGTCGCCCTTGTCGCCCTTCTCCCCTTGCGGACCCTGGTCGCCTTTCGGAAGCCCCAAATTCAAGGTTTTGTCGCTGCCGGCGCCCGTAAGCGACGCGCTTGCCTGTGCACCGGGGGCGAGCGTGTCCACCGAACCGATTTTCAGGCCGGTGATGTAGTCGCCTTTCGGCTGTTTACCCGACAATGCGTTGTTGAGCGAGTCGATGTCGTTTCTGGTCACGTCGGCGCTGAACGTCCAGGCGTCGAGTTTGAGGCCGGCTCCAGCGTAGTAGGCGTGGCCACCATCCCCGATGGAGGATTCTCCGCTGTTGCCGCCGGCGCTGGCACCTCCGGATTCGTAGGTGACGGTGAGCACGCCTCCCGAAACCTTGACGATCTTCTTGGAGATCTCGGCAGTGACGACGAGGCCCGTGTTGTTGTCACGGCCCGTGACCAGGTCGCCAACGTCCGCGTCGATGCCGTCGGGAATGTCCACGTCGATGGTGCTGGTATTCCGAAGCTCCTGGAATTTCTGCCTGCCCTTGTCCTCGAGCTCGTCGGCTTCGGCGTTGGACAACTCGTATGTGGCGGTGCGTTCGTCAAGGCCTTTGAGGGTCTGCGTGTGGCTGAACGTGCCGTTCGCGTCGGCGTACCAGTGGATGACGGTACGGTCCTTGAGTTCGCCCTTGCCCAGGCAGATGAGATGGTTGATCGGGTGCGCCGCCTGTTTGGCGGTGAAGTCGATGAGGTCCGAGTCGATGCTGTCGCCGATCGTGCGGACGGGCATGGCGCTCATGGATACCTTGTCGCCGTCATTACGCAACCGGAGTTTGAGTCCGCTTGCCCTGAGCATCTTGACCAGACCGCTGTACAGGTCCACGTACCGGTCGAACTGGCAGGTGGTCTTGTGGTCGGCGCTTTCGTCGGTGACGGTGAACAGGCCTTGCAATCCCGCACGGCTGACGAGCGTGCGCATGATGACGGGAATCGTGCCGGACAGGGTGAGGTAATCGTTGTTCCCGTCCGGTTCGATGATCTTCGAGGCGAGCACTCCATGCCAGTCGCGGCCATGCCATGTGACGGTGGACAGGCCTCCGTCCACGTCGACATCCGTGTCGTCGATGATGCCGCCGTACTCGGTGCCGTCGATCATGATGCGGCTCCCCGCCTTGAGCGCGGCGTCTTCGACCTGCAGGTCGAAGTCGTTCTCCCCGCTACCGAACGCGAGGTCGAGCGTGTATGAGGCGTGGCTCGCCACGGGTTTGCCTGTGGCGTCGGTGACGATCAGGTCCATGGCGGTTCGCTCCTTTCCTCGCAGACCGTCAAGTCGAATTGGAATCCTCCCGGCCAGCTGATCGGCTGTGTTCCGGGCGCGAGCGGTTGGAACACGTACCGGCCGGAATCCTTGCCCGACCCTCGCACGGCCTGCGCGAAGCAGTTTGTGGCGAGACCTGTGCCGCTGACCATGGTGACGGTCCTGACATCGCCGGTGCCGTCGATTTCCAGACGCGAGCCGGATGGCACGGTCACGTCGACCTCGTACCGGTTGGTTCCGATGATGACGTACGGTTGCGCGCATGGTCCGAATATCGTGAGCTTGACCGGCTGCGGGATGGACGTGTCGTTGACGATCTCGGCACCCAATGCCATGCCGGCGAAATCATGCGGATAATCATATGGATAGTCAAGGTCGGCGGTTCCGGAATCGTATCGCGGCGTGAAATGCGTCATGGTCGGACGGCGCCACACGCCATCGGCCAGCACGATGGTCAACTGCGTCTCGACCATCGTGGGCGTGATGGATTGCGGTTCGCTTTTCGTGATCCACGCTTTGGCTTCCCATTCGCCGTCGGCCACGAGCGTGCCCGGGTTCCCGGATGCCATGTCGGCGTCCGCGAGGCGGCGCAGTAGGTCGAGCGTGGCTGGAGAATCGTGGATCTTCACGGTGACTGTCGCCTCGCGTGCCTTGCGGGTGATGCCCGTCATGCCACGTGAGGCGAGGCTGTAGTCCCAGACGCGGGCTCGCAGTCCCGTGAGCGTCTCGCCGTACAGCGGCCCCTCGAAGCCGATGCGCTCACCTGTGGCCGCGCACACGTATTCAAGCGATTGCACTTCTCACCTTCCTTGCGAAGTCGCGGTCCCCTATCGTCGGCGTGTACCTGGCGATGATCGATCCGAGGTCGTCGTGCAGCGATTCGACGGCCGCGATGAGTTCCCGCAGATCGCCGTCGCCGGCATTGGCGCCGGTGCCGGCCGTGACGTTCAGCCTGCCGGTCTTCGACCAGTCCGCGTCGGAGAGGCTCATCGTGGAGACCAGCGCGTGCATGGAACGGCTGACCACATGCGCGGAATCGTCGATGCCCAATGCCATGCCACGTCCGACCATCACGCCGACCTCGTCGCGGAACACACGCGACGGGGAATGGATGCCCAAAGCGTTCTTGGCCTTGTCCACCAAGCCCGACAACGCGTTGGTGATGCTGGAATACAACGAGCCGACCATTCCTGTGATGCCGTTGATCAATCCCTGGATGATGTTGCGTCCCGCGCTGACGAGCCAGCTTCCCGCGCCGGACACCGCGCTCCGGACGGTTCCGCCGATCCCGCTCACGACGCTCCCGACACGGCCAACCATGTTGCTTACGGTGCCGACGATGCCGCCCCAGACGCTCGACACAATGCTTCCGACGCCATTCCACAACGCGGCCCACACGCTTCGGATGGTCGAGCATGCGGCGGATACCACTCCGCTGACCATGCCGACTCCCGCGGAAACGACGCCTTGAATGCCGCCCCACACTGCCGACGCGATGCCCTGGATGGCCGACCATGCAGCGCTCCAGTTCCCGTTGACGACCGCGAGCGCCAGTTGGATGATGCCTTGGATGACGGTGAGTGCGGTGCTGATGATTGTGGTGATGATGGTCCATGCGCCTTGTACGACGGTGGATATGGTGTTCCATAGTCCGTTCCAGACCGTGCTGATGATGGTGGCGGCGGTTTGGAAGATGGTTTGGATGTTCTGTATTCCGGCTTGCAGGAGTGGTGTGATGGTGGTGATGAATGTTTGGATGCCGGTGATGATCGCGGTGAGTGCGGTCATGATGATGGGGCCGATTGCGTTCCAGACGTTTTGGAGGATGGTGGTGATGAGTGTCCATCCGGTTTGCCAGATTTGTTGGATTTGGCTCATGGTCTGGGTGATGAATATGGCGATGGCTTGCAGGATTGGCTGGCATGCGGTGCTGATCTGGTTCCAGATTCCCATGAACCATGTGGCGAAGCTGTTCCAGAGTCGTTTGCCCGTTTCGGTTTGGGTGAAGAACCATGTCAGCGCGGCCACGACCGCGCCGATGGCCACGACAAGCATGCCGATCGGATTCGCATCCAAGGCAGCGCTGAATGCCAGCTGCACGGCGGTAGCAGCCTTGGTCACCGCGCTCCACGCCGATTGAGCTGCCTTGACAATATTGAACGAGCCGGCGAGTTGCTTCAGTGCTCCAGCCGCGCTTCCCGCGTCGGAGATCTTGCCAATCAAATCGAACGTGGCCGTAGCGGTCTTCTCCACACCGGAGGCAGTCGCGGAAATGGCCTTCAGTCCACCGGAAACTGTCTTCAGCCCGGCCGAGACGATATCCCAGCCTTTGACCGCGAGCAATGCAATGGTGATGGCTTTCAACGCGCCGGATACCAGTGCGCCGTTCTGCTGCGCCCACTGTCCGACCGACTGCAGCCAGCCTCCCACCGTCATGAGCACGCCGGTCAAAGTGTTCAACAGTCCGGCGAAGCTCTGCGCCGCGGAACTGGCGGTGCGCGCGCTGTCGTTGAAGCCGAAGGCCTGCGAGACCGCGGCCGCCAATACGGAAACCAGCGAGCCCAATCCGGAGATGACGCCGGTCAGGCTTTCAAGGAACGGCTGCAACGCGCCCGTCTCGATGAACGTGTTGACGAACGTCTTCGCCCATCCCGCCGCGTTCGACAACGCCTGCGCGACCGAAGCGACCACTCCCGCGAGCGCGCCGGCGGTTGTGGAGAACATTGTGGCGGCTTCGCCGCCATTGTTGAGTCCGCCTATGAGTGATGTGATTGCGTTCCAGAGGCCAGTGAGTTGGCTTTTGAGGCTGGCCGTCGCCGAGGCGAGCATCTGGAAGCCGGGGATGTTGGAGATCGTGTCGCCAAGGTTTTTGAGTTTCGCCTGTGTGGCGGGTATCGCGTTCTCGAGACCTTGTTGGAGTGCCGCTCCGACTTTTTGCAGGGTTGGTGTGACGGCTGCGGTGAATGTATCGATGAGTGGGATGGCTTGGTTGAACAGGCCGCGTAAGCCGTCGAGGACTGGTGTGGCGGCTGTTTCTCCGAGTCGGCTCAACGCGGCTTTCACGTTGGCCAGGGCGCCGGTGAATGTGGTGCCTGCGGATAGTGCGGCGCCGCCTAGGCCTTCCTGCATGGCGTCGGCGAAGGTTTGGAAGTCGATTTTGCCGTCCGAGACCATGTCGGACACTTCGGCGCTGGTCTTGTTCAGATGCTTGCCGAGCATTTGGAGGACTGGGATGCCGCTCGACATGAGCTGGAGCATGTCGTCGCCCTGGAGTTTGCCTCGGGCGGCGACGGAACCGAAGATCATGCCGATGTCAGTGAGGCTTCTGCCGCTGATCTGCGCGGTGTCGGCCACGGTCTTGAGGATCTTGGTGAGCTCGCCGCCTTCCTTGATGCCGGAGGCGGACAGGCTGGCCGCGACGGTCGCGGCGTCACCCAATCCGAACGCGGTGCCCTTGACGGATGCGAGCGCGTCGTTCATGATTTCGGTGACGCTCGCGCTGTCGTGGCCGAGGCCTTTGAGTTTGGCTTGCGCGTTCTCGATGTTGAGTGCGCGGGTGAAGCCGCCTTTGGCGGCCAATGCGGTGATGCCGCCGGCGAGGATGGCGATCGCGCCTGTGCCGACCTTGCCGATTTTGCCGAATGCTCCGCCGATCTTCGAGATGAGGGTGCTGGAGCTTTTCTTGGAGGCTTTGTTGACGGCGTCGCCGATGTCGCCTTCGATGCTTTTGCCGAATCCTTTGCCGGATGGTTCGACGTGGACGTATGCGACGCCTATGTCCTGTGCTGCCATCGTGTTTCCTTATTCGTAGGTTGGGATTCCGATGGCGGTCGGAGTCAGAGGTCGTCGTTGATGTGGAAGTAGGCTTTGAGCCGTTCCCTGTCCTCGCGTTGACGGCGGGTGAGGTTGTGCGTCGGGGTTGGCGGGCGGAGCGGGTCGTGCTCGTGGTCGAACCATGGGCGTTTGCGTTGTCCGGACAGCGTCCAGACCGCCTGTTCGGCTCCGTCGGGCGCGTAGACGGCGTTCTGCAACGCCATCCACGAGTGGCTCGTATGGTCTTTGAGGATTTCGCGGGTCAACGCCCAGGCGAGTCCCCAATCGACTCGTGGACGTTGGCCTTCAACCCATTCCCGGAAGCGTACGGGCCTGTAGATCTGCCCGTACGCTCGGATCCAGTCGTAGGCTAGTGCCGCGCGATTGTTGTTCCAGATGTGGGCGAGGTAAACGCTTTTGGGTCCAGTCCGGATTCCTCGGCCCACGCCTTGATGGTCGCGGTGAGGTAGGCCATCGGACGTTTGGTCTTGCGCAGCACGTTCCAGAAGTTCGGCTGCATCGTCTGGAAGTAGGCGAGGAACGTGCTCACGCAGGCCGTGGTTTCCTCGTCGGACAATGCGGGCTTGCTTTTGACCAGGAGGATGGCCTGGACGAGTTCGATGGGCAGTTCCGCGTTGTTGAGGTTCGGCAGGTCGAGTTTGACGCCGGCGACCTCGAGGTGCACGTCGGGTTTGAGCTCTTCCGCTTCGGTCAGATCTACGTCCACGACATGGTATTCTTTGTCGCTCATGTTGGCTCCGTTCTAATGGTTGGCGGTTGAATGGGTGTCCCGTGCGGCCGACCGCCATCGGCCGCACGGGAAGAATCAATGGGTCACTTGGCGTCTTCAGTGACGAGGCCCCATGCGTGGAACTGTTCGCCGTTGGTGCCCTTGAGCATCTTGAACGTCATGCTGAAGTTCATGATCTCGCTGGATTTCAGGCTCACGTCGTCACGGTCGCTCACCTTCGCGTTGGTGCCGTACAGGAGGAACGGACGGTCCTGCTGGTCGAGCGCGACCAGCACGAGGATCCACTCCTTCTTCAATCCGGCGCCCTTGATGCTGATGCCGCCGTCCGAATCGACGTCCACGTCGAAGTAGGCCGACACCACATCCTTGCGGCCCTCCATGGCGGCGAGCTGCAGGGTCCAGTAGCCCGGATCCGTGTCGGACAGCACGATGTCGCCGTTGTGGGCCTTGTAGTCGGTGCTGTCGCCCGGTTCCGGATGCAGTACGGTGCCGTCCTCCGTGGAGTAGCCGATCGGCTTCTTGCTTGCCGGCGGGGTCCAGGCCACTCCGGTCGGAGCCACGAACGTGCTGTCGCCCTTGGGGAACAGGAACAGCGCGTAGTTCTTGATCAGGCGCACGTTGCCTGCGGTGTTGCCGCTGGACACGTACCCGTAGTCGGTCGCGCCCTGCGCGGCGACGGTGGTTTTTTCGTTGTTGTCAGACATTCGTCTGCACCTTTCCGTTCTTCGCGTGTGGCGGCACGTTGTCTTTGGTTGTGTTTCAGTTGACGGTGACCTCGAGCAGGAGCACTCCGTACGCGCACACCAGCCTCTTGTCCTCGTCAGTCATGCGTACCGGCCCGGATTCGAGTGACGCGTCGATGAGCGGCGCGACGGTTCCAAGCCCGATGATCTCCCTCGCGATGTCGGCCCACAGGCGTGCGGCCTTGTCCCAGTCGCCCGTATGGTCCTCTCTCATGCAGCGCACGCTCAGCCGCAGCCGCACGGCCTGCGAGATTGGGGTGCTCATGCCTTGCATGGAGTCGGCCAGCGTGGCTTCGGTGAAGGGAGGTTCGAGGTCGCTTCGTTCGATGGTGTCGAACGTCACGTCCGGGAACAGTGTCCTCAGTCTGGGCAGGAGCAGGGGTTCCGTGCGCCGGGGAGTGACCGGGATGCTCATACGCGCATCCTTCCGAGCGTGTCCTCTAGCGTGCCGTGCGCCTTCTCCACCGGTGCCGGGCAGATGATCGCCACGCCGCTACGGTTCTTGCCGTCATGGTCGCGGACCATGCAACGGTCATCCTCTACGGCGGCCTCGGCCGCGTCCCTCATGCGCGAGCGCAATGTCTCGTTTTTGAGGACCTGTTGGCTGAACGCCTTGCGGTTGAATACGAATCTGCATCGTTTGGCCATGCTTATCCTTCCCGTTCGCCCACGGTGATGACGTCGCCGATGTGGCGTCCGTGGAGGTTGTTCCACACTTGCGGCTTTCCTTTGACGGGCAGGAGGATGCCTCTGACTTTGATCAGGTCGGTGGCTTGGATGCCGGTCGGTTGGCTACCGCGGATGTGGATCGTGTATTCGATGGTCTGCGGGCTGGCGTTCTCCTCGGTCTGGTCGGTGGTAGAGGTTGGCGCGACCATCGCCTGGAACGTGCCGACGCGGACGGGTTTGCCCTGGATGGGGTTGCCGTCCGTGTCGGTGGTGGACTGGCCGCGCCACACTTCGATGGTTTCCACTAGGACGTCTCCCCCGTTGCCATGTCGACGCTGAACGCGCGCTGAGCGTTGATGCCAAGGATGCGTTTCTCGTCGTCGCGCAGCCAGAGATCGCCGGTGGGCGCTCCGAAACTGTATTGTTCGCTGAAGCTGCCGGTGGTCTGGTTCATCTGCGTGATGCCGCCGGGAATGTCGTACGGGTCGGCCTGCATGATTCTGCGGACGATGTCGCATGTGATCTTCGTCAGCAGGCGTGGCCGTTCTTTTTGGAGACGTTGCCAGTTCGGGGAGCGTTCCTTGATGTAGTCGGTCACGTCCGCGAGATGCGTGTCGGCCTTCTCACGTTCCTCGTCGGTGAGTTTGTGCCACCTCTGTTCGAGGTCGACGGAGGTGGCGAACACGTCTGGTTCGACAGTCATGTCGGACTCCGTCAGGCGGTGAGCAGGACGAAGCGGTTGATGTCGCGGATACGGAAGCCGACCTCGATTTCGATTCGCACGGCGAACATGTTGTGCTCCCACAGGTTGACCTGCTTGCCGTCGATGGTGATGGACGCCTGGTCGGAGATGCTGGTCTGCATTCCTTCGACGGAACCCCATGCGGCGGAGGAGAATTCTCCGCACACGCCAAGGATCTCTGCCTTGGCCGGTCCCGGTGTCTCGGATACGGCGGGCACGTGAACGCCCTTGCTGATGTAGGTGCGGTTGCCGAGCACGGTGCTCACGTCGGAGGCGGCGGTGCCGTTGAGGAACAGGGGGCGTCCGTTGTTGTCGGTCGCCTGCCGGAGCACACTGCGACCCTGGGTGCTCAACGCCCAACCGTCCACGGTTCCATCCGCTTCGGACACGAGGTCGTCGGCTTTGTTCAGGTTCTTCCACACGTCCTTGCCGATGCTGACGGTCTGCGCGCTCTTCAGGGTGTCGAAGTCCGCACCCGGAGCGTCGACGAGACCCATGATGGTCTTGTCAAACGTGCGGGCGATGGCTCCCGGACCCTTCGCGACCACTTGGTCGTAGAGAGCGCCGAAGTCTCGGCGGAACTGGTTGGAGAACGGCATGATGACCGCGATGGTGTACGGCAGCATGTCCTTCTTGCCGAAGGTGACGCCGCTCTTCGGCTTCTCCGCACCCTCATTGACCCATGCGGCCTCCGGGTCGCCGATGATGATCGGCACGCGAGCACCGTTGCCGGGCAGTTTCATCTCCGGCACGAGCTGCATGAACGCGCTCTTGTATTTTGCGGTCTGCAAGATCTCCGCCTGGGTTTCAGGGGTGAGGTCTAGACCGTTGCTTTTTCGGGTCATGGACGGATCTGTCATGGTTTGTCCTTTCAAATGAATGTTGTTTTGCTGGTTGGCTCACAGGAGCGTGTTGCTCATGGCGTTGACGAAGTCCTCGCGGCTGGAATGTTTAGCCTTGGCCTGTCCGGTGCGGGCGCTCTGGTCCGCAACCGTGCCGCGGGAACGCATGTCGGCGAACACCTTCATGAGTTTCTCGGCGTATTCGCCAATCTGCTTCTCGTCGTCGCCCGCGAGGACGCTCGGGTCGGTGATGCCGTGTTTGGCCGCGACGTTGGCGCGTATCGTGGAGAGCTCCTTCTCGTGTTCGGCCTGTTTGGCTTCGCTTTTGAGCTTCTCGTTCTCCTCGAGCGCCTTGGAGAGTTTCGATTCGAGGTCGGCAGTCTGTCCGGCCTTCTCCTTGAGCTCCTCGTAGTCGCTTTTCCTGCCGCGTTCCCTGCCGAGACGCTCGTTGATTATGCGGTCGACTTCCTCCTGGGTGAAGGTCCTCAGCTTCGCGTTGTTCACGTCCTTTGGGGCCGGAGAGTGCTGTTCCGGCTCCTGTTGGCCGTCCGCGCCGGTCTGGTTTTCTTCTGCCATGGTTGGTGGCTCCTTTGCTTGTTCTTGGTTTCCACGCCTGACGCCGGCGAGTTGACGGCCATTCTTGTTGGTTTCGCGCATGGCTGCGCCCCGCCCCATCGCTGGGGTGTGAAAGGTAAAAGAAAAGCCATCACGTTTCGACGTGATGGCTTTCTGGGATTCAGAGATTTCCCAGCGCTTTTCTTCGCGCGTATTCGGACCGCAGCTCGTCGGTCGACACATAGTCGCCGACGGACCAGCGCTTCTTTCCTTCGTTCCTGACCCATTCATATTCGTCCTGTGGCATGGAGATATCGCCATACTTGCGTTTGATTTCCGCAAGATGGCGCTCATCGGTGACTTCCTTCAAATCACCGGGCATAAACGTGAAACGGTCGGAACGATCCATAGGCTCAATCATAGCAGTCTCAGATAAACGATCGGTCTGCCGTCGGATGCTCCAAGCCCTTCGAAACGAAGAGTCCTTCCTCTCGGCAGAAGAATTTCGTATTCTCCCGGATGCTGAGTGATCGGCTCCACATACACGCCGGCGCTTCCCGGCGGTACCAGGATTCTTGTGGCGATGCGGTCTTCCCCATCAACGTCAATGCCTCCCTCCTTGATGCTGGTGGCCATGTAGCCGATGTGTTCGAAGGTGCGACCGGTATTCAAATCGAAAAGCGACTCCATGTCGTTGACGTGGAACGTCGACAACCGCATCTGCCTGTCGACCGTGAAACGTTCTCGGGTGATATGGTCGGATATCGCTTCGTCGATGCATTCGACCTGATGGATGACGTCTTTCGACGGGTTTCGTCCGCCGAACAGGTAGCCGTTGATACTTTTGTAGCTGTCTCCGGTCCAATCCATCAAAGCCGCAATCTTCTCGTCGTTGGAGAATCTATCTCCAGGCATCCTGACGCTATAATCCGACAATCTCGATAGTTCGGAAGCGCTGATTGGAATCGATTTGCCGCTCCATCGAATCGTCGGTTGGGCAGTCACACCATCATTGACCTCATCGTGATAGATGCGTCTCAATTGGGCTAGCGTGTCACGCCAGTCGCCGTCATCGCCGGCCGCAGCCTTGGCTGCCTGGTACATTTCACGATACTTGTCCGGATCGTATCCTTTGAGTTTGCTGCTGCCCCAGCTTGGCACGATGTCGCAGTCGCAGTCCGTATGGTATTGCATCTGCCGTCCGGCGGTGTCCTCGCTCAGGTAGGCGAAGCCACGCGAGGCGAGCATAAGGCAGAACGCGCATGTCTTAGCCCCTCGCGGCACACGCGCCCAGCGAGGCTTGGTGGGATCGTTGGCCACAGCCCTCTGCATGGTCAGCCGCCCGACGGTCTGAATCAGATTCTGCACGTATTCCAGCGCCTGCTCCTCGTCAGCGAACGTGGGCCACAGGTCGTCGATGGTTCTTCCGGCGTTGTTGTGAACGGCTCCGTTTTCATCTGGAATGACTTCCTTGTAGTGCAATCCCATGAAGTCAGTGTTGTTGAAACCGCCTTCCATCTGCCAGACCGCGCGGTCGGCGGTGATGGAAGGCGGCTCGTATTCCGGCATATCGATTCCGCCGTACTGCGCCCACAGGTCGCGTACGTGGCCGTAGTAGTCGGATGCGAGCCTGCTGGCGGCGTCGGCATACCGGTTGATCTCCGCTTTGATGAGCTCCTGGCTTTCACCGTCCCAGACGAGGCCCGAGACACTGTTGCCGGCCTCCTTCTGCAGGCGGCTCATGGTGTCCGTGTAATCCTCGTACAAATCATTGAGGTCGAGTTCAAGCCTTCTGCGTCGTTCCGGCGGCAGGTTCAGACTGTTCGGGCTCATTCATACCGCCTTCCCTCGCCGCCGTATCGGTCTGCTGCTCCGTCTGTTGGCGCATGCCTCGAATCTGATCGAGTACCTGACCGGCCTGGGCCTTGCGCTGGTCGGCCTTCAGCCGGACGATCTCGCTTCGGCTCAATCCGGCGCGTGTCATGCCGACCTCGCTGTTGGCGAACGAGTCGATGCTTCCAGCGAGCTTGCTGAATGCGTCGGCGCTCATGGAGCTCGACGGCGTGTTCGGGTTCTTCCAGTCGACCTGCAGTTTCATCAGCTCCTCGTCGGGCACGGATGGATCCTGCATCCGTGCCACAAGACGGGCTGCCTGCAGGATCGATTCACCGAAATCCCGGTCGCAATGGCGCGCCTCGATAATCAGGTCCTCACGTTGTGCCTCGGTCGCGTCGGCGGACGTCGGGTTCGCGTCGGACACGATGCCTAGCGAGCTGGCTGGAATGTTCATCGCACTGGCGAACATCGCCGCCCAACTTTTCAGCATCGTCAGATGCGGGTCCATACTCGACGCGGCCAGTTGCGTCACGGTCGGGGACTGCCCGTCGATGTCCTTGCTGATCATGTTGTAGCGACCCATATAAAGCTTTAACGCGTCGTCCGTGCCCAACGAGGCGAGTTCTTCGGAAGTGCCTGTCAGCAGGATTTTTGGGAACGCGTAGAATTCGGCATTCGCTTCGGCGCGCACGATAGTGCGGTTCGCGCCGTCGATGATGGCCATAGCGTCCCGGCTGATGCGGGAGCGTCCGAACGGTTTGACCTCGGTAGCCTTGTAGGCGAGGCGGAACACGCTGCACTCATTGTCGATGGTGGGTTGCTCATCGTCCACGCGCCACCAGTAGCCGAGACGGCGCTGCACGCTGATGTTGCGGTCGGGCATGTAGAGCACGAGTCCGGTGGCCTCGTTGTTGTCGTCAACGTCGGTGATGGCCATGCACGCCCTGACCCGCCGGTTAGGGTAATCCCAGACGGCGGCCGAGCTTTCCGCGGTATGCGTGCGGATGAGCGGTCTTCCTTCGAAGTCCCGGACGACGCTGAGGAACGAACAGCCGTGAATGAGCGCAGTCTGGATGGCCTGCTGCAGAACGCTAGTGAATCCGATGCGGCTCATGAAGTCCTGCAGTTCGAATGGGTCGTCCACGCCCGGCGAGACGAATCCCTCGAACACGCAAAGCTCAGCGAGCATATCCACAGCCTTGCGTGCCCACCCAAGCGGCGTGTAATGATCCTTGATGGACTTCGGCACAGTCAGTCCAAAATCAACCAGTGGCTCCTTGGCTTCGTAGTAGGCGGTGAGTGTTCGGTTGCGGCTCGCGTGGCGCGTCCATACCTCGGCGAGTTCGCGCAGCAGCGCGTTCTCCTCACCGGAGAGTCCGTCGATGCGCGTCGGCACGACGAGTTTCGGCACCGTTCCGGCTCCTCCCGTAGGTTTCCACCCGTCCGGCGCTGCCGTTGTCTGGATGTCGCTCATTTAGATTCCTCCGATGATCTGTCGTCTTCCGGGATGTCGGAGCGTCGTGAACGCCCCGTACAGGGCGAGCGTGGTGGACACGAGCGGCGTGATGTCGACATCACTGCCGAGTTTGTTCCAAGCGATCGCGCCGGACTGTCCCAATGGACGCGTGGTCGCACCCTTGACGGCCGCGGCCAGCTGCGGCTGGTATTCGTCCCGCGGGTGCTTGAGCGTTCCGGCTTTGAGCATGTCGAGGAACCGGCCGCATGCTCGGCCCATCTCCTGCATGTTCGTGACCGTGACCTTCACATGTGCTTTCTTCAGTTCCGGCAGCAGGCTCATGGCGGGCGACTGCGCGTCGATGACCACGCTGGCGGTCTTCGGCCAATGTTCGGCGAGCCAGTCCACGGCCCACATGGTTCCCGCCTGCCGCGCGTCCTTGATGTTCGCCATCTGGACGATGGCCGAACCGTCCGCGTATCGTAGCGCCGCTCCGATGGTCAGCACGCTCCTGTCCGGAGGCATGTCGATGCCGAAGCTCATCGTGCCGCCCTCGGGCACGTCGTCGACGGCCGCGGCCTGCCACAGGTCGGGACTGATGGCGTATGCGGTGGCGGTCTCGTCCCATATGCCAAGCGCCTCACGACGGAATGAATCGTCCGACAGGTTGTTGCGCATGCGCATGATTGCCTGTTCGCTTGTACGTTTCGGATAGCTGGGATTCGCTTTAGCCCACTGTTCGCGGTCGTCCGAATCCGCGTCCTTGTCGGCGGCGAGCTCCACGTAGAGGAGGTTTCCGTCATGGTTCAGCGCGTGCATGCGTTTCTCCGTGAACGCATCGCACTGGTCTCCCGGCTTGGGTGGATTGCCCATATACACGACCAGGGGGTTAGGACTCGTGTTCAAAACCGGAATCATGTTGTCCATCGCGCGCACTGTGAGGATCTGCGCTTCGTCGAACACGGCCACGTCCACGCTGTGCAATCCTCGGCCGAAACCGTTCTCGCGGGCGCCGAACATGATGCGGCTGCCGGACGTGAACGTGATCTCCTGTTGGCCGTTTGCTCTGCGGATGCGTTCCACGTACCGGCCGAGCACTGGATTGTGCTCCATCTCGCACATGTCCGCGAATGTCTCGTCGCTGGTGCGCGTATGGTGGGCGGTCCAGATGGCTTTCAGGTTCGGTGTGAGTATCGCCTTGAGGAACAACGCGGTGCCGACGGTGAAGGTCTTGCCGATCTGCCTGCAGCTGGACAGCACGGCGCCGTCCGCGCCACACGCATACTTGCCTTCCGCGTTCTTGGCGAACAGAAGCCACAAGAAGCCCTGCTGCCACAAGTCGAAACGGATGCCGGCCTTACGCGCGGCTTTGTTGATTCGAGTGAACTCGCTGCCGACGATGCCTTCCGGCTGGCGGAGGACCTTGGCGATTTCAGACAATCGACGCTCCGACATCGTCCGTCACCTCGTCTTCCTCATCGTCCAGCAGGTCGGTCAGACCGCCGCCTTGGAGCGCTTCGATGCGTTCGCATACGTCGATGAGCTGGCGGCTGATCGCGGGCAGCGCGTTCGCCGGCGTCGTGGGATCGGCCATGGCCTTGAGCAGCAGGTCACGGTTGTCTCGCAGTATGTCCAGCATGCTGCCGTCCATCATCCGTTCGAAGCTCCGCTGGTCGAGATCCTGCTCCGGCTTCTGTTTCGTTTCCACGGCTTTGACGGGCGGCTTACCGTTCCGGTCCCGTGCGGGCCTGTTCTTTTTCCGACGATAATCGGCTTTCTGGCGGCAGGACTTGGAACAGTACTTCTGCGGCCGCCCATGGCCGGATGGCTGGAATTCCTTGCCGCAGAGCTCGCACTTCATCGGCGCCTCCCTCGCTTTCCGACCTTTCGTTGTTTCCCCTGTTTCCGACGTTTGCATTCCGGGAGGGATATCGGCACTGCACCCGAGGCGACCGGGAGGGGGCATACCCGGGGTCCCCGCCCTGGTATCGGAGTCAGATGCCGAACGTTTTGAACGGCATCGAGCTTGCTTTCACTTCCTGTCTGCCAGCCAGCAGCGCTCGTGCGTGTTCGTCTGTCTTGTCGCTCTTGAACCTGTTGCATCTGCGGTGCGTGAGCCTGCAGTTAGTGAAGCTGTATGGATCACCGCCACGTGAGACCGGTACGAGCTCGTCGACTTCGGCGCTCATCGGATGTGGTGTCTTCAATGTCTTGTCGACTGGCTTGCCACAGATGGCACACACGTTGTATGCGGCCAGCACTCTTGCCCTGAGCTGTCTGCGCCGCCAGCCGTTGCTGACACGCTCGTTACGCCGCTTGCTCATGTGGCCTCCCCACATGTATGAGCCCCGGGGTGTCATGGATGCATCAATGATTATCTTCGCCGCTGGCTTGCTGGAATGCCGGTATAGGGGCTCCCGTATATGGACACTCCCGTGTCTTGTAGGGCTCCCCATCATCTGCGAATACCCCTACCCCGGGTTTGTTTCATGGGTGCCTTCGGCGGGATTCGAACCCGCGTCCACACGCGGCCACAAGGAAGAGAATCCAATAAAGACTCGCGGCCGGTACGATCTACCACTGATTCCTACGAAGGCATGGACAGGCGGTTTGAGCATCACCGCATCACGTAAACGCGGGATTGGCTTGCCTGCCGCTGTTGGTGTATGCCCACTCTGACGTGGGTGGGCGGAGCGTGTCCGATATGCCGTTCGGACAGGACGGGATATAACCCAAGGAGTTAGGAGAATCCATCGGTGGATATGAAAAGGGTTCAAACCGTTTTCCGGTTTGAACCCTTTAATCCACTGACAATTCTGCCTTGCACTTTGAAAAATGTCAAATCACGTCATGCCGGGCGAGGCGCGCGTGTACGTCGGACAGGCGGTACAGCGGCTGTCCCTTCTCGTTTCTGCCGGCCGGTTGGATCCTGCCGCGCTTGCGCCACGAGTAGATCGTGTTCACGCTGCACTGGAAACCGCATTCGCACAGCAGCTCCGCGCACTCCCCCACCGTGAACGCCCTGCCGGATTCGATGCACTCCTTCAGGAACCCCAATCGCACGTCGACCACGCGATTGGTGTCGCCGCACACCGGACAGTCAACACTTACCGCGCCGACCTCCGCACTCAGCTCCACGCCGCACAGAGGATTAAGGCACCTGCCGATACCATGCTTGGATGGCGGCACGTCGATGATGCCCAGCGTCTTGCGCGCCAACCGCTCCCAGTCATGCCAAATCAGACCAATGTCCGGCAATCGTGAAAGACGATTGCAATCCGCGCAGATACTCAGGCATTTCAACACGGACGGATGAATCATGCTATCGGCCCATGGCATGGCGGGCGGAGCATACAACCGGCGCCAGAGTGCGATCGCGGCATCCTCGATGGCCTGCATGTGGTCGAGCACCGGCAATCGGATTGGCGTCGGCGCGGCTGGAAGGTTGACGCGTCCAGGCTGGCGGCCTCCGTAGTGCGCGGTCGAGTCCAGGAACTCATGCAGCGAATCCAACCATGATGGATATTCCCGCAGCCAGCCGCGCATCAGCCCATCGCATCTCGCGCACATGGTGTCGCCGACAACGCATCCTCCGCCGCAGACGAGGCACACGCCGGCGAGCGCTGGCTTGTTTTGGTTGGTTTGTGCTGGTTGTGTCTGGTTTGGTGTTGGTTGGGATTCGTTGGTTGGTTCGTTCATTTGTTCGATTCCCTCCGGCGGTGTAGTCTGGTTTGTGGTGATGCCAGGAGCCCGGCCGGAAGGTCGGGTTTCTTGTTACTCGTGGTGTTGTTGGATGATCGCTTTGATTTCCTCTTTGGAGACTTGCGGCACCAGTGGTGCGATCTCATCGAGGCTGTATCCGGCCTGATGCCATTTGACGATCATGTCTATGAGGACTTTCTTCACTTTCATTTCGTTTCCTTCTTGTTTTTTACGCATTCCGGGCAGAGGCTCTTCTTGAAATCGTCTGCATTTACCTGCCATCCCTCGTATTCGAGCCGGTGCAGAGGTCCGACATCCCACTTGCGGCATTCGCGGCATGCGAGATGGCGGTGGTTCGGACAGAGGCTGTCGCATGGATAATCTCGGTCGATGTGCCATCCCGCGGCTTCCAGTTCGTCCGGCGCTCCACTGTCGGTGATGTCGCAGTCATGGCATTCGACGTGCCAGTGGAGCGGGCAGTAGTGCCTGCCTTGGAGCTCGTCGCATTGCCAGCCGTGGTCGGCGGCCTCGTTGTCGGCGCCCTCGTAGGTCGCGTCGTCGACGGAAAGGCGTGTGTGGCACTCGTCGCAGATGACGAACAGCTCATGGATTTCCTGGTAGCTCATCTTGCCGGCTCCTTGTCGGCTCCGCTCACATGTCTCCAGTCGCAGGACAGGCCGCCCCTCCTGTAGCCCGAGTAGACGACGCAGTCCACTTTCCTCTTGTCGTTCAGGGTGATGACGCATTCACGAAAGTCTCCGTCTTCGTCCTGGGAGCACTGCGATTCAATGGACCTGACCGCATGCGCTGGCGTGGAAGGCTCCGACGCGCTCCCGCATCCGGCGAGCGCCATGCATATGACGGTGATGGCGAGTGTGATGCGTGTTGTTTTTCTCATTTCGTTTCCTCCTGGTGTTTGCGCTATTCGCCGTTGGCGTATCGGTTCCATCCGCGGATCGCGGTTTTGATGTCGTCGTCCGGGGTGGTGATCCAGACGGCGTTCGGACATCCATGGCATTTGGCGATCCAGATGCAGTGCATCTTGGCTCCGATGATCCGGGCGTAGGGTTCGATGCCGGGTTTCCTCGTGCCGCAGTAGGGGCATGGACTGGTCCTATGCCATTTCCTGACATGCGATGTGGTGTGTTTCATGGTTTGCCTTCCGTGATGACGACGGCACGGATGCCGTCCGAAGTTTCGTTCGTATGGTGGCGTAGGTCGCAGTCGATGACATGCAGGCCGACGCCCCGGTATTTCAGGACCGCGTGGACCGGACTCAACCGGATCAGATCCAACGGGCCGTCCAACGTGACGTCATTGTGGGTGAGCGCGATGCATCGACGGCCGATCAGGTCGGCGGGATCCCGGTACTGCCACGCCATATGCTTCTGGACCGTCATGACCTGCCTCCGATCCAAGCGACCAGGACGGCCGCGCACAGGAGCATCATGGCGGCCACGGTCATCACCATGCTCCCTTCAGAAGCTTGCGGTACCACTTGTAGTCGTTGATGTCGCGTCGTATGCAGTCGCGCACCCTGTGCGTGCCGGCATGCGTCTTGTACGGGTCTTCGGGGCAGTCCAGGAACGTGAGGTAGCGGCGGAGCGTGGTCAGGTCGAACTTGCGGTAGGACAGCCACCTGTCCGGGGCCAGGTCGAGACGTTTCAGGAAGTCGATGTCGAAATCCACGTTCGTTCCGGCCGGAACCAAGGTGAAGCGTTGCGACAGGGAGTCGAGATACTCCTCCACGGCATTCGCGACCGCAGCGACGCAGTCGTTCCTGTCGGAGCCGTTCAGCAGTTCGAACAGGAGCCCGTTGTCCGCGTGCATGGAAAACGCCATCGGGCTCATGTCCAACAGGTCGAGACAGTCCGGTCTGATAATGCGATACAGCGAACCATACGAATGTTCGCCCAGCACGTCGGTGCATTCCATGCCGACCTCCAACGGCA